GGAACAAGATATATTGTACAGTTGTAAATGCATTTTGTCAAGTATTATTTTAACTTTGAAGACTTGACAAGTCTGTATATGGTCCTATAATTATGATTATGAGTTATTTACCTCAAACTACAGAGAAAAAAAATAAAGTTCTTACGGAAAAACAACAATCTTTTCTGGACAATTTGATCCAGACAGGAGGTGATCCGAAGAAAGCAGCCGAGCTTGCAGGATACTCAGGCAATTATCATCAAGTTATAAAAGCATTGAAACAAGAAGTGATTGAATTAGCCTCGGACGTACTAGCTCGTTCTGCACCCCAAGCTGCGTTTAAGCTTGTAGACATCATGAATAGTGATGCACCTATACCGCAGGTTAGTAATAAACTAACTGCTGCACAAACTATATTAGATAGAGTAGGTGTATCAAAGAGTGATAAACTTGACGTAACTCATACTGCTGCCGGAGGTATATTTATACTTCCTGAAAAAGCACCTATTGAAGTAGAAGCACAGGATATAGAGTATGAAGAAGAAGAAACCTTCGATGAAACAGAAGTTGGACTCCAACAATCTAATGTGGGAGAAACTGATGAAGGCGAGGAAAAATAATAATGGTAAAAAAGAAAACAACGACTAAAAAGAAAAGTACAGTTAATAAAGCAGGTAACTATACAAAGCCTACTATGCGTAAGAGGCTATTTAATAAAATTAAAGCAGGAAGTAAAGGTGGTAGACCCGGACAATGGAGTGCAAGAAAAGCACAAATGCTTGCAAAGCAATACAAAGCAGCAGGTGGAGGATACAAATAAAAAACTACTTAGTAGACCTTTATGGTACATGGTTTTCTTACCAACATTACCACCAGTAATAGGAGCAATCCTTATACTGTTAATTATTTATAATTTACAATCATGAGAAAAAAGAAAGACCCTAAGAAAGGAACGGGTAAAAAACCCAAGGGTAGTGGTAGAAGATTATACACAGATGAAAATCCCAAGGATACTGTGTCTATTAAGTTTGCTACTCCGGCTGATGCTAGAGCTACAGTCGCTAAAGTAAAAAGAATTAAAAAACCTTTTGCACGTAAAATACAGATATTGACAGTATTAGAACAACGTGCTAAAGTAGCAGGTAAAGCTACACAGGCTCAGATAGCTAAGAAAGGTAAAGAAGCTATCCGAAAACAACATGGTCGTAAGACTTAATATTAATTAACGTAAGGAGTATATAATGCCCGGACATACAATGAAAAAAAGAAAGAGCATGGCTAAAGGCGGTGCAAAAGGAAGAAAAAGCTACGCTAGAGGTGGAGCTAAGAAAAAGAAAAGCATGGCAAAGGGTGGTCGCAAAAAAAGATAAGTAATGTCTTATTTAATGAGTAATATCCCACACTTTCCGTGTTGGGTAAGAAGGGAGTTTACGCATAATCATCTAAAGTATCATGGGGAGTTTTTACATGCTTTAGCAATAGCAGTAAACACAATTCCTGATAGATCATTAAGTTTTCAAGTAGTATTTACTGGAAACGAAATGGATAGAGATGATTGGGAAGAAGGCAATATTCATGGTGGGGCTATGTGGGCTAGGATGCCGATACAAGGTTTAGTAGCTGACATACCTATGGATGAATGGGCAGAACCAATGGAGAATCATTTGGTACAGCCTTGGGATTGTGAAGCTAGAACACATTCAGTTGTAGTTTTAGATAGAACAAGTTCATCTCCTTGGATAGCAAAGATAGGTAGTGAGTTTTATACAGCAAGATATATGTTTACTGTAGATTATACAGATAACAGTATTGCTGATGACCCTGCACAACATAAACAGTCTCATGTATTATATATTACAGAAGACTGTCCTTGGAAAGGAAATATAATAGCATTACCTAATAATAGAGTTAGAGTTACTAACCCTGCATTATGGGCAACAGGTGAAGGACCACCAGACTTTATACCTTCGCAGTGGTTACATTCTGCAGAAGGTCATGAAAGTTATATGAACCCTGATCTAACTTTTAATAATTTATACAGTGATAAGGATAAGTAATGGCACTTAAAAAATCTCAGAAGTCTTTAAAAAAATGGACTAAACAAAAATGGAGAACTCCAAGTGGTAAGAAGTCTTCGGAGACTGGTGAGGTTTATGCTCCTGCTGCTAAGATTAGAAAACTTAAATCAACTGCAGCCGGAAGACGTAAGTTAGCTGCTGCTAATAAAAAGAAGCGTGAAGCTACTAAGAAAGGTAAGCAACACGCTCAACATGGCTTACACAGAAAAACTAAAAAGAAGAGGAGATAAATATGGATATATTAATTTTTATAGTTGTAGTACTAGCTGTTATCGGTGTAGGGTTAAAAAAATATAAGCCTGAAACATATAACAAAATTAAAGATAATATTAAAAATATTGGTAAACACCCATTTTAATATTATGAAACAACAGAACCAATACATTCCTAAAAATAAAAAACAATACAAGGAATGGATTAAACAACAACAGTTAAGACAGCATAAGCAATAATGGCTAAAAAGAAAGACCCACGATTAGCAAGAGCAGGAGTAAGTGGTTTTAATAAACCTAAACGTACTCCTAATCATCCTACGAAATCTCATGTTGTAGTTGCCAAGGAAGGAGACAAAATAAAAACAATTCGTTTTGGACAACAAGGTAAAAAAGTAGGTACACTAAAAGGAACTGCAGGTAAACCTAAAGCAGGAGAATCTGCTCGTATGAAAGCTAAACGTAAGTCTTTCAAAGCTAGACACGCTAAAAATATTAAACGTGGAAAAATGTCAGCAGCATGGTGGGCTGATAAAGTAAAGTGGTAGCTATATTAATAGCTACATTAAATTTAGCTATACCTAGTCTTGATGAAAATATTACTGTTCAAATAGAAGAATCACCTAAAAGATTTTTACAATTTATAGAATATGAAGAACCACCAACAAAACAACAGTATGTAATATATTGGGGATTAAACGCTTTAGATGTCTACACAACTTATAGAGCATTAAAAAACCCAAATATAATTGAAGGTAATCCATTATTAGGAAAAAATCCTTCATTAGATAAATTAATTTTATTTAAAGCATTTGGTGCAACTTTAGTTGGTAATAATCTTGATAGTGATATGATGGTAGGAGCTAATGCAACATTAACCTACATAGTGTATAGAAATTATAAAGTTATGAACAAAGCATCAAACCAACTCGAAAATAATAATTAAAGTAATGCCACAGTTAGGAAGCAATGAAAAACCAGTTCTTATGACAAGTAAAAAGAATGGTGGACGTATAGGTAAAGGTTCAAGACCAAAAAAAATATCTGTATCGAAAGAACAATTTGATAGTAATTGGGATAGAATATTTAAAAAGTAATGGCATACTCACAGAAAGTAGTAGATAGATTTGAAAGTGTTCTTAATGAACCTGAAAAACATGCAGTAGGTAGATTTGAACCTAATGACCCTAATGTAGCTACAGGTATGACTGGTGCTCCTGCATGTGGTGATGTTATGAGATTACAACTTAAACTTGATGGTAATACCATAGAAGATGTTAAGTTTAAAACTTACGGATGTGGTAGTGCTATTGCTTCATCTACATTATTTGTAGATATGTTAAAAGGTAAAACAATACAAGAAGCAAAACAAATTAAAGATAAAGATATTGCCAAGGCTTTAGAACTACCGGCTATTAAATTACATTGTTCTGTATTAGCAGAAGAAAGTATTGCAAAAGCTATTGAAGATTGGGAAAATAAATTAGCCCGTAGGCAACACAATCAATTATGAAAGAAGGATATATTAAAAGGAAAACTTCAACGATTCCTTTTGGATATGAAGTTAGTGAGGTTGAAGGTTATTTAAAACCTATATCAGATCAACTAGAAGCTTTGGAAATTGCAGAAGATTTAGTCGCTAGTGAATCCATTACTTTAAGAGATGCATGTGATTGGATAGAGTTTAAAACTAAACGTAGTATTACAGCAGCAGGATTAAAAAAACATATAGATAAGAAGTATGGAAAACGAGAACAACGACTTGAAAGATTGGGAACAAAATCCCCATCTTTACTTGACAGATTCTGAGGGTAACTTTATACTAAAGAAAGATGGCACTCCTCGTAAAAAAGGAGGTCGTCCTCAAGGTACAAAGTCAAACTATAGATACTCAGATGAACAAAAAGCTAAAATGGCAGCAAGACGGGCTGTCTCCAAAAAAAAGAAAGCAATCGAAAAGATTGAAAACAAACTTAAATCAAAGAGACATAATCTTAAACAAACGACTGAATTACTCAGCAAAC